GGGCAGTTTAATGCACAAGATTTGGAGGTGGCAAAATGGTTTATCCATGGCAAATTTATTCCTGGCGTTTTAGCTAGTATTACGCTCTTATTAACCTATTCAATTGGATTTGTTTCTATACCCTTTTGGTTTATTTCATTTGGGTTGATGTGGTTTCGTGAGTGTAAGTTGCCTGCTTGGATAGCTGTGATTGAAAAAATTCTTTCTGCATATCATTCCGTCTTGCCTGTAGCCAATTATGTGAAGAAGAAATACCAAACGTCAAGTGATTGGTTGTTATCTTTCTTCCGTTCGCGATCTGGACAAGTTGCCATATTGGCATTTATTTCTATCGCATTCTATTTGGCTAAGCAGATTTGGGAGAAAAGAAAGAAAAAGCAAGAGACTGTGAAACCTCAAGCTGCAATGCACCATTTGAGTGTTATTGCTGCTATGGTTGCTTTGGCGATGTCCAAAATTGGTCGTCGTTCCTTTTTAGCATTATGGGCTGAGATTGCCCCTTTTCTCAAAATGACTTCTTTTCTTTCTTTATTTGATTCTAAACCGACTGGTTGTGAAAATCCCAAATGTCCTTTCGGAAAACATAATCCGCACGTTAAAACAGTGACTGTGTGTGTTGAATGTATGGATCGTTATATCGCTGGAGCTGGTGAGAGTATCAATATGGACCTTTGGTCTGGTATTTTTGCCAAATACAGTGCATTACGTGTCCGGTTTTCGTCAGGTCGGAAAGTTCCTGCTAATTCCATTGTTCAATTAATGCCACCTAGTTTTAATACCTCCGTGCAAGAAATTTATGAGAAAATGGATCCAGAGGATCAAAAACATGGTGCATTTAAAATTTGGACTACTTATTTGACCGATATGAATGCTCAGCATGTGTTGGCTTGTTATGGATGGTCATCAATTGAGGCTTTTGTTTATTCAAAGCAGATTAATGTTTCTTATGATCATATCACTAAGCTTTATACTCCTTTGCGTTTAGGACAGAATCGTGAAATTCATCAAGATTTTATGGATTTGGTCGATATCGTGCCTCAAGGTTTGGAGAATCCCAATCCCGTTATCATATCGGAACCTACTGGTGCTCCAGTGGCCGAACCGGCAGCTTTTGAAGAACAAGATTCTTGGCGTACTATGCAAATGTTCCTTGGAGCAAGTGTGATGATAGCATTTATGACATCTATTGTTTATTATTATTTTATCCGTGGTGACGAATTTATCCCTCAATCATTTGAAGCTGAGCCGCAAGGAACAGGAAAAATGAGTCGCAAACGTGATAGAGGTAAGAAAACAGAACGTCAGAAGAATGTTTATGCCAAAGAACAAGAATTTGGTGACGATGATCAAGATGATGAATGGGATTGGTCTGAAATGAAAACTAAAGATGTAAATAATTATTTTGATCCAAATCGTCAAAAAGCGTCAGATGTCATGTTTTATACATACGATATTCTCAAAGCCGCTCTTATGATTGATGGCCGCATTGGCTATATTCGTTGGTGGACATATGATATCGTTAATGGTGAAAAAATCTGGCGTGTAGTTGAAGAAGCATATGATAGAAACGGGTTCGAACAAGCCTGGGAAAGAGCTGAAAAAGCGTATCGTGATGCGTCTCAAGCGGATCGGGAAAGGCTTTGGCCTGGTGGTAAAATTGCTCGTCCCGTGGCTTATCCTAAATATTCAAAGTATAATAAACTTGACCATGATGGTCGTAACCATCGATTACCTATTCGTGATCCTGTGTATGGTGTTTATTTTACCGTACCTGGACAATACCGTGATGATATGGTAGCTTTTATGAATGGTAAACAAGTTCCTTTGCAGCAGATCAATAAGATTCTTGCTGTTGAATGGGATGGTAAACGTGCCTTGAATTGGTTGGTACATGGGCCAGGTCAAAAGTGGCTCAAGACTGAAATGATTGAGGGTGAAAAACATTTAATATTGCCCAAGAATACTTGGGATTTGAGGAAAACAGTTGAATTTATTCGTGATATGAATAATTCTGAGATTACAGAATTCAAAGCTCGAACTAATAAAACTATTGAACATCTCAATAATTATTTGTTTCATCCTTCCTTTTTACCTGAATCGAATCAGGTTGGTGTTAAATACCCATTGGATGGTTATTGTCCACATTTACTTTTGAAAGAAGAATGTTTGGCAAAGGATTGTATTTATAATCATTTTATACCGCAAGGAGTATTGCAAATCCCGAGTGAGTTCAAGAATAACCCACGTCCTTGGATCGGGGCGAAACGTATATTGAAACGTCCTGAATCGAGTCTGCCCAAGACACTAGAGATCGAACCGGAATCTAATGCTTCTTTAGTTCGTCGTGCTCAGCAGAAAGTTGATGCGTACGAAAAGAAGAGAAATGAGCTTGGTATAGGTGAAAAGAGCAATGATCCATTGTTAAACTTATCGCCACATGCTGCTGCTTCTATCATACCCACTGTCCTACCGCAATGTATACATCAAAAAGATTGCCCTACTTTTGGCCATCTTTGGGATGGTATTAAAGTTAAATGGTTTGGTTTTGGTAGTCAATTTTCAGGTGAGAAGCCTGTTGATTCTAAAAAATGTTGTCATGTTAGATGTGGCGGTCAGCATTGTGTTCATTTCTCTGATTGCAAGCCGATTGAACCTCAGGCAAGGACAAATGTTATCATGGATACATCTGGGGTTGTTCGTATTTCCAAAGCTGATGGTACTTTTGTTTGTACAGGTTTTTTGATCACCCCAGGAATCATCACTATGACTCATGGGATTCTTGATCAATTTACTAATCCTGTGAACAAGAAAACTGAAGAATGGTTTATGGAAACGAATTACCGCTTTGAAATTTGGATGCAGAGGAAAAAATCTATTAGGAATGGTCAATGGTATGATCTCCCTATTACCGGTAAGACAGTTATGGCCGATCAGACTGAAGACCCCAAGTATAAAATTCCGTCTGTTACCATTATTTTGGAAGTTGATTTGAAAGCAATTCGTGAAAACTGTTCTGATTTAGCGGCTTTCTTTAATACCGCAGATCCTGATTATTATTATGGGAAAATTAATCGTTACTCCAAATCTCAGAAAGGTGATTTGCCGACTGGCACTTTAGTCTTTTTGACAGCTAAAACTGAATTCCCGAGTCAATTCACTGCTGAAGTGAAGTTACGTGATAAGAATACGACTATGTTGTTGGTTGAGGCTGAAACACAAAGTGGTGATTCTGGTTCTCCTTATTTTTCAATTACTGGAGACTATGATCCTGACACTCATCAAAATAATTGCCACATCTCCTTTCTTGGTTTACATTATGGCCGCACTGGATTCAAGATAAGTGCGGTTGGAGAACATGCATTAGTGCGTGATTTTGATAATAAGATGCGCAGTGCTTTATTTTCCAATATATTATGGCCGAATTATAAACCTGAAAATTGTCCGTATCAATTCAAATTCATATTTGATCAAGCTCATCCAAAGTTTGGGCAAATATGTGAATCTTTAGAATTCAATTCAAACACCAAAGATCCAAAAAACTAATTAAGGGTCCACATTCAAAGATGAATTCTCTTATTCCTTTGGCTTTTGATCCGAAACATCTTAAAAACATAAAGTATGAAAATGGAATTAATCGTGACATTTTGAATATGTTTAAAGATGATAGGATCTTGATGCCCTCGGAACATACTATATCTCCAGGTAATTTTGATAATTTGATGAATGATTTCATTAAGAACGGTTTACCCCGTGTGCCTAGTTTAGACTGGAATTTATTGGATTCAATCACTGAAGCCTATAAGTTAGTGCATCCGTGTTTTGATGATTTGAAAATAACTAGTTTTGACTTGGCTATTTCTGAAATGACATCATCTTCATCGCCTGGTTTTATGTTTAAGAGATTACCTATTTGGAAACCTTTTAACTTGAAGGATAAATCTAGATTCAAGTTGGACCCTGAAATGCAAGACATGCTCAAACAACAGGTTAAAGGCATTTTTTTGGGCGAAGATCCAGTAGAAATCTGGACTGTAGCTCCTAAATATGAAATCAGATCTAATGAAAAGATTTTTAATTCTGATGATAAGAATAAAGAAAGAACTTTCATGGTCTGTTCTCCTTTAATGTATGTTGTTTGTCATATGTTGTGTTCTGATATGATGGATCGTCTAGTGTCTCACAATCAAAGAAATGGGAGTACTAGCTGTTTGGGATTTGTAGAATGGTATGGCGGAGTGGGTCGTTTGTATGATTTTTTTACTAGCGATAATGAAGATTATTCTGATGAATATATATCGTCTGATTCTTCGGCCAATGAGGCTTCATTTACCCCTGAATTTATGTTGTTTTTATTTGATAAATTTGTTTGTAATTTTTCTGTTAACCAACGAATTGATATCATGGGGGAAGATCAGAGTGATGTTTTGCTTTGGTTACGTAATGGATTGAAATGGATGATTAAGAATAATATCGATAAACTTGTTAAAGGACCTGATGGCAATATTTTCCGTATACTCGGTAAATTAGCCTCTGGTTTTCTTTTGACTTTATTATTTAATACTTTGGGAGGTGAACTTAATTATTTTTATGCTAGAATTTTAACTGAAATTCCCCAACACGAATGGTCTTTACCCAGATTTTGTCAGTTGATAGCTAAAACTATAGCTGCGATGATGGGTGATGATTCTTTGGCACGTTTGCCCAAAATTCATCTAATTGATAAGACTTATGTTTCGCGTTTTTTAGCGAATTTGTGTACTACTGGTTTTATTTACACTTTAGAAGCTCCAGTAGGTGGAATTTTAAAGCAAAAATTTCTTAATAGATCTTTTGCTCATACTTTCCTATATGGAAATTTTCTTGTTTATTTTAAACCTAACCTTGACAAACTAATGTCATCTCTAGCATTAAAAACTCCTGAATCTCAGCATAATAGAACCTATGCTAAATTAGCTCAAATTTACCAATATATCTTCCCTATGATGGGTTCTATCGGGGAAGATCAAGAATATGATAAGCATTTTCATGATGTTTTTCGTAAACTCGTTGACAATTATTATTCGCTTTTCGAAGCTGAGATCATTTCTGAAAGTTTGGTTGATAAGGACTGCAGTTTGTTAGCGGTTAAAGCCGCTAAGAATAACTTATCCCATAGATTTCTGATGAAATTGCATTTTGGAATTGATTTACAGGTTTAATTAAATGAATGCCTGATTATTTGTGGTTCTTAGGAGCCATCCCTTTTGTCAATGATTTGCTTCTTCTGTTCACGAATTGCTACTTATATTATTCAAACTGGATTTTCTGAAGTACAATTTTGTGATCTCTGTTATCATCTTGAATTTGATTTACTCATGGCAGCTCCATCCTCGAGTAAGATGGAGGCTTCTCCGACAGCAAAGTTGGATGCTTCCATTAATGCTATTTCTCCTGCTATTGCTACAAAACGATTTATTGAACAGCCTTGTTCATGTAATTTTGATTCTTATCAGCATTTTGTCACGCAAGTTAAGGAGGCGATTAAACGCTGGAACTCTATTGAGTCTCGTCCTTCTCATTTAAAATTGGCTCTTAAAGAGCAAATAGCTGTTGCTTCAGTGATTTTTGCATGGATTGAAACTCAATTATTAACGATTGAGAAGAATCCTGGGCCTTTACATTTTGGTAAATCTAAAACTTATCGGAATATGCATCGTGATTATGAGTCGTCTGCGCAGCGTATTGAAGACATGAATTTGTTTCAGATTATTTCTGGCCTCAAACCAGGTGATCCTGATTTCAATCGTGCTTTCAATAAATATGAAAACAAATATGCAAAGTCTAATGCTGCCCAGTTTCAATCGATTGATAGGAAAATGCATATGTATAATTCTCCGGCTGAACACCGAGACGAAGAACAAAAAATTCGTCAAGCCCTTGATTTAGTTGGTTCTATACCGGGACAAGGGTATAAAGAAAATTATATTCGTTTCCCACATGATGATGATGCTTTAAAATCTAAAAATCATCAATATGCTGCTAATAAATGGGCTTGGTCTAAAACCAAACCCTTAGCTCCGGCTGCAGGTTCTAATTTGATTGGTGTTGAACCCAATCCTGGGCCTCCTTTTAAAGCTGGAAAGAGGAATCCGAATAAAGGTAATGGCCCTAAGATGCCAAAACCTAAGCCTACTAAACCTATTGCTCCTAAACCTAAACCTACCTCGAGTGTTTCTAATGTGCCTATTTTGCCTAAGAAGAAAGTAGCTTTTCGAGGTTTACCTCAGCAAAATATTAAACCTTTCAAATCTCCGCTTAAGATGAATATGAAAAGGAATAATGAAAGTCGTGGTACTATGGTTCCTTCTTATCCTGTTGGATCAGCTGTCCAACATCCTGCTATCCAAGAGAAAACGCAGTCTGGCGGTGAGAAGATGTTTATGGTTGATACCGTTTTTCAAGAAGTATTGCAAACTGCAGGTTATCAAGTGCCGACCTCTAATTTTACAATTTTGTTTGTACTTAAGGTCGATCCTGATGCTTTTACTGATGATCCTGTCGCGCGTCAAGATTTTGATCGTTTTGTTAAATGGAGAATTGGTGAGTTGAACTTGAGGTTTGAATCTAATGTACCTTCTACTGGACGTGGAAATGCATTTGTTTTTTATGATGCTAATCCTGATGCTGAATATTTCGTTGGCCAGACAGTTAATTATAATGTTGTTAAGAACACATATAAACTGTTGCCTTTTTCTTTCGCTAAGGATTTTAATTATACTTTCACGTCACCAGATGCCACTTGGTTATTTACCGACGCTGATACTTCTTCGTCGGGTTATATTAACGATATTCGTTTTACCTCTGCTGGTTATTTGGTTATAGTGTATGTTTCTGGTATGGATAATGATACAGCCGCTATTGATCTTGGAAATCTGTATTTACAAGGACATTTACAGTTGTCTGGTCGTCATTTTGATGATTCTCTTTCCACGCATTTACATATTTCGGCATTTACAAAAGCGCCTTACAATTTGTCTATGAATAAACTGGGTAGTGTTCTTGCAAACTCTACTGGTTATACTTATTCAATTGCTGATTTGTCGGCTAATTGTTTTAATTCTACAGCACCATCTGGTGTTGTTACTTGTGGTACTGAATGGGCTACAGGGGATACTGTGACGGAAATTTTACCAAATAATTTTCTGTCCAATGGTGCTAACAATGCTTATGTTGATTGTCATGCTAGAAATGACATTTTTGCCGCCAATATGAATACAGGAACTGGTCAATCTAAACCTAATGCATCTTGGTTTGCAGTGCCTCCAGGTGATTATACTATGGACATTATTCTTTTTTCACAAGGGTTGTCTGGTGAATATACTCCGGCTGCAATTGGTACTGTAACTACAGCCGTCATTAATCAATTTTGGACTATTTATGTATCCACTCCTGGAGATCAATCTGATCCTACTGCATATGGGCGACAAGGCACTTTTACTCTTATCCGTATGTTGCAGACAGGAGGAGGAGGTAATACACAAACTGGTGGTGGCACTGTGTCTCGAAATGCTGGCACTGCTTATCCTCAGCCTGTTTGTGGTTGGGCGAATCCATCGGTTATGGGTTTTACCTACAATGATCCATCTTATTCTCTTGGTGGAATAAATGCCATACAGATCAGATTGGAATTCCGAGCTGGTTATTATGGTCAATCTCAAGGTTTGGCGCAATCTGGTAATTTGACTTATTTCGATGTTCAATTGCAGGGTGCTGTGTCATCTGGAAATGTTTACACACCTATTGATGGATTTATGTTACATTTATCTCGTACTACTAATGATGGTTCTACATTATTGACTACGAATATTCCTGATGTGATAGGCACACAGAGTTTTGATGCGCTCCATGGTTATGTCTTGGATAAAAACTCCAAGCCTAGATATTATGCACGGATTGGAAAAGACCAATTTCGTAAATCCTCTGCAAATGCTAAACCTGCTATTATGTCGCGAGCTATTACTGGTAAATCTTCCCGTAAATATGACCCGCGTAATGATTTAGATTTTTTAAGACAGAAACAAAATCGTGATGATTTAGTTTGTACTGAACGTAAGCAGGATTCAGAACAAGAACCTAAAGAAGAATTCAAATATTCTTCTTCAACTCCTGTTTCTGATTATGAATCAATTGGTTCAGATGTCCCAATGCCGCTGACGCAGTCAGCTGTTTTTAGGCAGCTTGAATCTTCTATTAATGCTGTGATCCCTAAGATTCAGCAATTAAATCCGAAGTAATTTCGGATTAGGAAAG